ATACATCCCAGAGATCAAAACTACCAAACAAGTATCCCTCAAGCAAGGTATCAGACCAAACAAAGATCAACGTGGGGGGTCTCAACTTGTCAGATGGGGTGACGGTTACATCTCAATCACCCATGAAGTAGATCTATTTAAAAATTACTTAATTCAAAAAGACGGCATCTATCGTCATAGATTATGTGTCTGGAATAACAATCTAGATCTAGTAGGTTTATCTAAACCCTTCTCTTTCCTAGATGCTCGAATTGAATTCTGCGTTGGAGCGGCAGAGCTTGATAGGGATCTACTCCTAAGCTTTAGCGTCAGCGATAACTGCGCTTTCATTATTCGTACTCCAGGTATATTGGTAGAGGAATTAATCGTGGAGGCCCTTAACTATGAGAATTGAAGAGTTGATAGTAGACCTGTCTAAGGATCCTTTTAACCCGGAGTTAAACTTTAGGGTAGCGGTTAAGTACGAAGATCTTAAGCAAGCAGCTTCTGCTATAACCTTTTATTTGAGGACTGCTGAATATGGGGTAGATACCCACAATGACCTGGCGTATGCTTCCCTATTAAAAATGGCGGTTTGTCTTTCTACCCAAAATAACAGAGAGCATACGGTACTTAATTGTTGGCGCCAAGCTTTGATAGTTAACCCGGATCGTCCTGAAGCTTATTTTATTATGGCCCAGTATCATGAACAAAAAGCGGAATGGCATGAAGCCTATACCTGGGCAGTTATGGGCCTTTCTAAAGTTGAGCAAACGCCCCTGCCCGTTGATGTAGGTTACCCTGGAAACTTTGCCCTAGAGTTTGAAAAAGCGGTTGCTGGTTGGTGGATAGGAAGAGCCGAAGAGTCAAAAGCTATATTTTCCAAACTACTTACTATGGACATTCCTAGTAACTATGTGGAAGCCATTATAGATAATTTTAAGCGTATAAACCCTTCCTAATAGATATCCCTCCTGCTATAGTAGGGGCATAACTAAGGAGCACCATGACAGCTGTATTTCCTAATAGCGTACGAAACTACACCGCTCAACAGGACCTTGTAAACACCGTTATTGCTGACAACGTTAACTCTCTGCAAGAAGAAGTAAAGCAGATTGAGACAGTTATCGGTAGTGCGGCCACGTCACAAAATCCTCTTGTCTCTACATGGTCTGGGTCGTTCTCTCAAAGTACAACTTGGGGAACTCTCTATGATCGTATTGCTAATATTGAGGCGGGAATTTTACAAGGTACGTCTTCTGGACCTTATGTTTTTAAATCCGGTGGAAGCACAATTACCGTAACTACAGCAACCGCTGCCCCAGGATTAACTCTTACTACAAGTTCCGGAACTAATAATCTTCTTACCGCAGGAATCTTTACCCTAAGCTCTACTGGCCTACCACAAGTTAGCGGAAGTAACGTTCTCTATGTAGGTAGTTCAGACTATACAACTTTAACTTCTGCTACCTCTGCGGCATCAACTGCTGCGGCAGCTAAGATTCCTTTATCTACCGTAACAACTGCCGGTGATCTTATACTTGGAACTGGAAATGCTACGGTCGGTCGTTTAGGTATCGGTACTACCGGATATGCTCTTGTAAGCAATGGCACTACTGCTGCTTGGGCTATCCCTACAGATACCTCTAAAATCCCTCTAGCGACCGTTACAGCGGTTGGAGACCTTATCCTAGGGTCAGGAGCTGGGGCTGTTTCTAGACTCGGTCTAGGGGCCTCTGGAACCGTTTTAACAAGCAATGGTACGACCGCAACATGGGCTACCCCAACTACCTACCTAGCTACAGCTAACGCTGCGGTTACTGCAGCAAACACATCTTCTGGCGTAGTTCGTAATATTTATTTAAACACTGCGGCACCTTCTACTACCACAGGATATCTTGATGGAGATATTTGGTTGGTCTACGTATAATGCAAGGTCAGATTAAAGTAGGTGGGTCTTGGAACCATGCCGCTAAAACTATATTTGTAAAGGTAACTACAGGGGGGGCCTCTGGTTGGCATAACGTAACCTCTGGTTGGGTTAAAGTTAGCGGTGTATGGAAAAAATGGTTTTTATCTACTTTCTTAGATAACTTTCAACGTACTACTAGCGCCACTTCTTTAGGCTCTCCTGATGGAATTAAAACTTGGAGTAACATTCGCGGTGCTTGGGGCATTGTAAGTAACACAGCAACAGCTAATTCTGCTGCCAGTACATACCCAATTGCAACTATTGACTTTGGTTCTACAGATGTAACGATTCTTCAAGATGGCTTAACTCCAGGTGTTGGTGCTGCTTTTTGGGTGACTGATAGCAATAACTGGTGGGCTACGGCTACTAATGAAACTCAAAACTCTCAAACTCAATATGTAGCTGGTAGTACTAGCTACGGTACTTGTTATTCCCCCGCTACTACTAACTACGGCACTTGCTATAACGCTGGAAATCCCAACTATGGTACATGTACTGGTGGTGGAAATATCTATTTTGGTACTTGCTCTACCCCTGGAAATACTATCTATGGCACCTGTTATTCTTACGTTTACGGCAGTTATTACAATTCCTATACATGTGCTATCGGAACTAATCCAACCACTTATTATTCATGTTCTGGAGTTAACCCGACGTATAATTATTCTTGTCCTGATGGTGGTAGTAACACTGGAAATTCTTTTTCCTGTCCTTCAGGAAGTAACGCAGCTTATAATTATACTTGCGCTACTGGAACTAATGCGCCATATTATACAACTACGTACTCTTATGCCTATACAGTAAATGTTCTTAAGTCTATAGCTGGAACAATTACTACGGCAGCAACGTTTACTTTTTCATCTTTAGTTGTTGGCCTTAAAACATTAATATACGGATCAACAGGAAACATAACTGTTAGGGCCTATTCAGCTTCAGGATTTGGCAGTCAAATTGGCTCTGATCAGACCTATACAGCCCCAAGTTACACAGCAACTACAACTCATGGTATAATTCTTGCTCCAGCAAACTATGCACAGGGCACTACATTTTCTAGTTACGAAGTAGACTTTATAACAATTTAGGGATAAAAATGGCATTTAAAAATCGGTACAAAGAAGAACTTAAACAATACAAAAATAACAAAAGAAAAAACTTTATAAAATCTTTGCCGCATAAATTAGGTTTTCATTTTCATTGGTATAAAGACTTACAAATGAAAAATATTATAGAACAAAATTTATTGCCAGATACCTCTTCTGTTAATAAACATCTTGCTTTTATAATAGATGATGAAGTAGTAGAGATCATGCACTGTCAAGAAAGATTAGCTGCTATTTTATTAAGTAATCCAAAAATTGTTGAAGTATTAGACCTTACTATGGTTAAAGTTGGATATAAATATAAAAACAATAAGTTTATAAAATAACTTTTAAGGAGGCAAAATGTATAAAAAAATAGAGTTTGTACTAGATTCTGGATACACTCTTCCAATTAATATTCCAATACCCGCAGCATCAATTTTACCTAATTGGTGGAAAGAAGGGGAATCTTTTATTAATAGAGAAACTGGTGCTTTAGATATGAGTACCCCAGATTTAAAAGCTGCAGGTATGAAATCTTGCATGCCATTTCTTGATGCTCTTAATTCAGGTTATTTTCTTACTACTTGGGTTGATATTGAAATTACTAAAAATGACGGGGTAGAAATTAAGTACAAATATTTAGATAAAAATTCTAAGGGGGAAAATATTTATAGCGCCATTGATTGGGGAATGGTTAAAGAAAGAAATGGAGCTATTGGGTATACGATTCCACGTCCTGCCGGTCATTCTCACAATCACATGGTATGGGATAGTAAATGGGGTTGGGAAGTTCCTAAGGGGTGGAGCGTGCTTGTTACACATCCTTTAAACCAAGCACAATTACCTTTTACAACATTATCCGCTATAGTAGACAGTGATAGATATGTCCCTCATGGAAATATTCCTTTCTTTTTGAAAGAAGGTTGGACAGGTGTTATTGAAAAAGGAACTCCTTTTGCTCAGTTAATACCGATTAATCGGCAAGAATGGATGGCTACCTCTAAAGTAGCCGGTCCTAAAGAAAAATTTATTGCCAATAAAGCTAGGTCTGTGCAATTTGGTTATTATAGGTCTAAACTTTGGGTACCTAAAAAATATAGAAATGATACAGATGTTTAAAAATAATAAAAAATTAAGCATTACGCCAACAAAAGATAACACAATTGAGTTTTTGCTTACTGATACTGATTTAAATAGTTCCCCCGTAAATATAGTAAGGGGCATAGATAAAATACCTGACTGGTATAAAGACCTTACTATTAGAACTTCAATTACTCATGAAGAAGAAAATGTTACGCACACTAATTTTACAATTAAACGTTGCATTCCTGTGTTAGATGTTTTAACTTTAGGGTACTATATTGTTACCGCTAGAGACTATACATTTAAGTATGATGAGGAAAAAGGTCACCATACAATATCCGGGGCTTTTAATACATCCTATCAACCAGTAAGTATGCACCCCATAGAACAACTTGGGGGTATGCCATTTTCTTCTGAGTATTGTGTCTTTGCCTATAAGTGGATTAACCCATATGTAATCAAAACTCCAGCTGGGTATAGCTCTTTGATAAGTCATCCATCTAATTCCCCATACCTACCCTTTTATACCCTTGGTGGGGTTGTAGATACAGACTCTTATTTTAGGCCTATAAATTTTCCATTCCTTGTTAAGAATACGTTTAGTGGGGTTTTACCCGCAGGAACCCCTATAGCCCAGATTACCCCTTTTAAAAGAGATGAGTGGTCTTCAAAAATTATCACTAACCCTTCCGATGAATTTAGGGTAAGCCAAAATTTGTTAACAGAACAGTACGAAAAAGATAGGCAAGGGCCTGGCGGCAAGGAAGTAGGCGGGGTTTATAAAAAGCTTTACCGCACTAAAAAACGGTATCTTTAATACTATAGGTCTTACTTATATAAGTTTCCTGTATACTATAGGAAATTGGTAAATTAATTTTAGGAGATTTTAATGGCTACTGAGTCAAATAATAAGCAAATAGATCCGTACCGTGATGACCTGCCTAAGGTAGCACTTATTGTTGGTACCGAAGTTCTACAGGTTATGGCTGTTGAAGAGTCTACTCTTGCAGCTTTTAAAAGCAACCCAATTTTTGTGGATCTAGGTTTTAATACTGATAGAATTATGCAGGGTGATACATATAACCCAAGCACAGGTAAATTCACTCGTTATGAAGATGTTCTTGCTGCACGTGCTAAGGCTGCCGGTAACTAAGTTTTGTAGGGGAGGCAAAAAATGAATCCTTGGGAAGAATATAAAGCTAAAAACGGAGTTACTCCTTTAGATTTATTGAGACTTAAAAGTCAAACAATTCCTAAAGAAAAAGCTGACGCTAGGTATACCATATGTTTATCTTGTCCTTTTTTGCAAAAAATGACGAAGCAGTGTTTAAAGTGTGGATGCTTTATGGCAGCAAAAACTAAGTTAGATTTAGCAACATGTCCCATTGGTAAATGGGGCGAATACACCGAAGATACGGAGTAAAGATGCGTGGAGACCAAAAAGAGGGACGCTTCAACATCCAGTATGAACGTGGGTCTTTTGTCTCCGGTACTATTACTGAATTAGTACAGACTGTCGGTACATTTGTAGACTGGTGGATTTTTGATCCAGTAAATACTGCGGTAGATCCAATCTATGATGTGGGTTCATCAGTAGTTGGTGGAGGTCGTAAGTGGCTTAGCCCATTTACTATACCTGTAGTTAATGCCCATTTAGAGCAGGGTGCTACGGTACAGAACGACCGTGGTTTCTATAACACAGATATCTTAACCGTTACAATTAACGTTGATGTTATTGAAAACCATCTAAACTTTTATGGTGGAAATGCGGCCAATCGTCGTGAGCTTTCAACTATAGAGATAAACCCAGACGCATACCTGCGTGATAGAATCGTATTCAGAAATGAAGTATTCTCTCCGACACAGGTATCACCACACGGTATAATTAAGAACAAATACACCTTGTTACAGATATCCTGTGAACAGGTAAATCCGGAAGAACTAGTAAATGACGCGCAGTTCCAGCGCTATGCTGGTTATTCTGCCTTTGATCAGACTTCACTATAGGGGTAAAAATGGCAAAACTAAAGGTTAGTGGCAAAGTCCACGTAGTAAAGAAGAATAAAAAGGGCGACGTTATAGTTGACCATGCGGGGAAAAATGACCCTAAGTGGGATAAGATTAACCTCACCAAGAAAGCTGGAGCTAAGACAGTTAAAGAAGGCGTCAAGGCAACTAAAGAATGGCATAAGAAAAACCCCCATACGAAAGGTAAGAAATAATGGCAACCCCAACAAAAGCCTGCGAAAGCTGCAAAGGCACTGGAAAAGTTGTAGACAACGCTAAGAAGATGCACATTGATTCTGGCAAAGAGCGCGTTAGTAAAAAAGACTCTTCAGGATCATACCCAAGCCGTAAGACTGATAACATCAAGGGCCGTGAGACTAATAACATCAAGGGTAGGGGTAAGAAGTAATGTGTGCTACCTGTGGCTGTGGTAAGCCAAAAGATAAGCATGGCATGAAGACCCTATCTGCTGCTAATAAAAAGTTTGCTAAAAAGTCTAACTCAAAAAGTAAGGCTAAGAAGACTAGCGCAGTAAGAAAGAAAGGCATGTAATGGCTCACAATGATAAGAAGTTTGAAAAAGGCATGACCCCGGCTCAAAAGAAGAAGTTTGAAAAGCAGGACGAAAAGAATGATGCCAAGCTAGCCGATAAAGTTAAAGGCAAAAAGAAAGCCTGTACTTGCGGTAAGTGCAAAGATTGTAAAGCAAAAAAAGCTAAAAAGAAGTAACGACTTAGCCCCCCAAGTGGGGGCTTTTTCGTTTATTATAGGGAACGACGCCAGAGCAATCTGGAACCCTGCTTGTAACACCCTGCGCCTTCCTATGGAGGAATTATGATTAATTTAGCTAATCGGCTTGCTCGTGAAGAGACTGATGCCGATAAACAGGAGTTTGTTCGTGGCTTAGCCAGCCT